TTTCATTTTGACGCTCCTCTAGGTTGGCCACACGCTGGGATAGCATGTCTGCCACGTGGTTATGGTTGTCCTTACCTGACGTTCTAAGCGCCAAAATTATACTATTTAGCGTAGGTATATCATCGTGCGACTCGGTAATGTGCTTCTGATACGCAGCGGACACCGACTTAGCATTCCTGGTGCTCAGTCCTGCTGGTAGCGGTACGTCTGGTAGTTCGCTCTGCGCGGTGGCAACTCGTGCGCGTGCGTCTCCTGCTCGAGCCTCGGCGGCTTTATCAGCTTCTATATGGGCTTGCTGCTGCTCGGTTGCGGCTGCCGCGACTTTGTCTAGGTGGCTCGCGGTATACGCATCGTAGGCACGCTTAAGGTCTGCCCGTTCAGTCGGCAACATGGTAGCGCTCGCGCCTTTCTGCTGCCCGTGCGCAAACTCTGCGAACGACATTGGCGCGTACTGGTCGCGAGTAGGGTTCAACTGCTTCCCTACGTACGCATCATAGGCTGGTCGGACTGCTTCTATCTCAGCCTGAGTCAGCGGCGCAAGTTTGCCCCCATTCTGCTGGTTGGCAAAGTCCTCGAGTGACATCACCGCTGGTTGCCCCTGAAGGGTGTCTGGGTGATTCGCCACGTACGCATCGTACGCTGGTCGAGCTGCAGCCAGCTCAGACTGCATCATTGGGGCAGCTTTGCCTTCAGGCTGCTGGCTAGTTACATATTGCCCGAACGACATCAGCGGCTCAGTCGCTGGGGCGTTTTTCTCGCCCCCAGCTACATTCTGTGCCGCTTCGTTCCCAGTAGCATCGCCAGTAATGCCAGCAGCTGCTTCCAACTGCTTCATGCGCCACTCAACCATGTCAGGCTTGACGCTTGGGTCTACTTGTGTGGCTAGGAAGTCGCCCCACTGTTTAGTGGCTGCAGCTTTCTGCTGGAACCCGACCGCTGGGTTGCCCATAGTGGCATTAAACTGGTCCTGCATCTGTTTCGGTCTGCGCGACGCGTGTATGCCCAGCGGAGACATTAGTGCAGTCATAGCAAGTGTTGGCCCGATAGCGCTAGTGGCTTCCGCCCAAGGGTCTACCCCCTGCACACCAGCATTTTGCTCTACCTTGGCCTCGCCGTAGTTCTGCCCCATCTCGGTGCCGGTCTCAACCGCGGCAGTTTCCCCAAGGGTCTTCACGAACGGTTTGAACACGCCACCTGCACGAATCGCTGCGTCTGCAGCTTCGGGTGTAGCAGCGCCTTTCGCGAGCATACCGCCTACGCCCTTAATGAGCCTGCCTGCGGCTGCCGTGCCCACTGCTTCACCACCGGCCTCAATCGCGCCGGACTCTAGCCCTGCTACATGGGCATTATGCTCGGCTTCAGACTGTGACTTGCCCGCAGCCAGTTGCGCTGCCAGGACGTTTCTGTATGTGTCTTGGTACTGCGCGGAACCAAACATCCCCGCACCGATGGCACCTGCTGCCGCCAAAGACGCACCGCCAGTAAGCGGTGTTGCTGCCGCCAACGCGAGCGGTGCGAGCGACGGCGCGATCATACTTGCGCCTGATGCCAAACTGTTTACGACCTCTCCATGTCCTGCGGTACGTGCCCCAAGGGACTGCCCATACGCACCCTGCGTGCCCTGCTCCATTGCAGAGCCTACGTCGTACAGCGTGTCACCCTCTTTACCTGTCGACTGCAGTGACCGCCCAATAATCCCCGGCAGGTCTACTACTGCACCTCGGAGTGCCCCTGCACCGATCTCACCCAGTGCGCTCCGTTTGTTCCTTGGGTCGGCAGCATAGGCTGCGTCCTGTTGCGCCTTAATCTGTGCTGCGGTAAGCACCGGAGCGGCAGGAGCAGCCGGAGGAGCATACGTAGGTAGGTCTAGCGACGGTAACGAGTTAGTTGGGGTAAACTTAAATTCCATGCCTAATTACCGAGGTTGTGGTAGTGGTGGGTAAACCGGCTGCAACGTGTTTGGGTCAACAACCGATCCCCCAACTGGGACCACTGTTAGTGGCCTGCCTCCACCGCGCATCATGTGATAGTTCCGTAGGTCCTCTGGGGTTTTTATGCTCGCATATTCAATTCTATCCCTTTCTGCCGCGTCACGCGTGCCTGCGGTATTCGACATATCCAGTAGTCGCTGCTGCGCTGCTGAGTTCGCAGCGCTATCTACCCCATATATGTGCGCGGAGTTTGTGGTGTTGGTATTCTCTACTGATGCGTTAGTAGCGTATCGGCTATCCCCGGAATGTATATTCGCTACATCGACGCCTCTATCTGCCCCATACTTCTGCGCGTTGGCTTGGGTATTGGCATCCTGAGAGTGGTTATACCCCTGCATCTCGCCCGATATCATGCCTAGATACATCTGCCGTTCTTTACCGCTGACGTTAGGGTTCTGCAGGGCGAGTTGTGCATCAAGCACCATGTTCTTGTGCGCCCATCCTGAATTGATCTCGTTCTGCGTCATGCCCTTGTAGTCGCCCGATGTAGCGGGGGTGTTGTTGCCAAAGCTGGTTTGCTGGGGAGTGAACGTGCCAGCGGGAGCTGCGGCTTGCGCCGGGTTGCCCGCAGCCTTGCCCTGCTGATACGCGCTATATAGCGACCCTGACTGTACGTTATCGGCATGTATCTCGGGCGCTGCTGCTGGTGTAGCAGCCGTTGGGGCTGGGGCAGCAGCTACTGGGGCTGGTGGCGCAGCTGCGGGGGTAGCAGCTGCTGGGGCTGGTTGCGCCAGTGATGTGCCGTTATACCCGGTAACCGCACCATCCCAACCTTGCTTCAGTTGGTCCCTCGCCCCAGATGCTGCGCCTAGCACTGCTTGCACAGGTAGGGAGCCTAGGACGTTAGCCGTTTTGATCGTTTGACCTACCGCCTGCCCGGCTCGTGACGCTAGGGATGGCGAGAACGGAGGTAGTGATTTTGTGAGATCGTTTGCCATATTGACTACCTTATGTATGTAAATCCATTGCGTCCAAATCCCCACTTCATTGGGGTGAACATTCTGCGCTTAGCTTCCTTGGCTGCTTCTGCTACGGCAGCGTCGAATCGGGCCTTATGACCGTCGGCTGTGCCTGCACTGCCCCCGTCTGCATCGTGGTTACGCAGTGCTCTATACGCTGCCCACTCGAGCATATCCAGTTGGTAATCTTCGGGTATTTCGCAGAGCTGTGACCCGCTGTCCTCAGTGAACGGGACTAACGGGCCCCGAACGACGCGGAGATTTACGGGCAACCCCTCCTCTGTCGCAGAAGGCACTGGAAATACCCGTAGCGTGATCGCTGCCTGTCCAGCAGTGCCGCTTACGGTTTGCTCGTCGGTTGTGAACGCCCGAGGGATACCGGGTGGAAAGGTAGTTACGTCGTTTACGTCGAACCACAGAGTGTCAGGCGCGACGGAGCCATCAAGCTGGCTGTGCCCCGCACGTGCCAGGTCTACCGAGCCAGCATTAAAGTTAGCGGATACGACGGCATACACGCTGGGGTGCAGCGTGTACATATCTATACCGGCGGAAAGGGATATTTGGGTGGCGCTAGTCGTGCTGGCGTCACGGATGCAGAGGGATTGCCGCGCAAACCGCTGCTGCGCATCCTGTATGTATCTGGCTAGTGCAGCGTCCGACCAAAGATACGGGGCAGCGATGTCCCGTAGCATGTTGGTTCTAAGTTCATCCAGTAAGTCATCAAAGGTCATAGACAGCTCCGTTGGTTATGCTGGATGATACAACAGTTACATTACATTAGCTATAGTTCTGTATGGGAAGCGTAACCGCTGGCGGTATCCCAGCACCTGCTTTGTTGTTGGGTCCACTACAGGTGTATCCATCACTGCGGTGTCCAGTATGCTAATAACCTCTGGCGGAACATCTGCTTCCTCACCGGGACGTAGGATATAGCTACGGCCATTAGCGCCAAAGAATTGACCTGTTGGGGGGATAGAGTCATTGTCCTCTAGTATAATACGTACGCGTACCTTGCCTGGGGTAGATGCGCTGACCGGGACTGCTGCGCTGGCTTTGGCACGGCTAGGGCGGGGTTTAGGGGCTAACTTGGCCATACTGCCGTTTAGTTCTGCATCTTCGTTTATGTTGCTGCCGAAATTATCGCTCATTGTATTACTCCTCTGTGGATACTGCCTCGTCGAACGCGCTGCCAAACTCATCATCCTCAACCTCTGGTGATAGCTTGTCTAGCACCTTAGTTAAGAATGCTATTACTTCTTCTTTTGTGGTAAACGCGTAGCCTTTCCAGGGAGACTGGTACGCCGCTTTAGGGCGGTCGTTGGCCTTGCTTATCTTGGGGCTGCATACCTCTACTTCATACCCATTCCCCAACTTCTCGATACGTACTATATCGTCACTCATGTAATTCTCCGATACTAAATGGGGGCCGAAGCCCCCACGGTTACTTACGCGCCAGTTGCTTCCCAGTGGAACTCTTTGCTTGCCAACATAGTTGTAGCGTTAACAGAGAAACCTTTAGATACCGGAGTAATACCGTTAACTAGCTCCAGGGTACGGGTGCCCGCTGCAACAGTGTGCAGCGACGACGCGTTTGCCATGCCAGTATACCACTCGTCGGAGATGCGGTCAGTTACGTTGTGGAAAATTACCACCGCAGGGTCAAAGCCGAGGGTGATAGTGAGCGCAGCTGCAGTGCCTGAATCAGTTACGAGCATACCAGATGCGCGGTTTACAATACCGCCAGCCTGGTTCATTGTGTTTGTGGTTACGGCCATGTTACTCTCCTAGTGTTGGGTTAGATACTTGTCGATGTTAGCTGGGGACCGAAGCCCCCAATGCTACACTACTTATGCGGTTGCGGCGACTTCCGCGCGGACCATAAACGCATCCTGCAGGATTACCGCTGACTGCCATGCCTTCCAGCCGACAGTGCCGCGTTGCGCCAGTGGGTCGCCCGCAGCTGGCTTAGGGCTAACAACCATAGGGGTAAGTGAATCTTTACCCTTCAACGGAACGATGCCGTATGCGTCGCGAGCCAAGTACAGGATTGGATACACGTCAGCGTTAGTACCTGATGTAGAGCGCATCGCACCTTTGGCACCACCCGCGTCAGTCCACGGTGCGAACACTGTAGATGTCAAGTAGCGTACACGCTCAACAGAACCGATCTCATTCTCGAACGGGGTAACCGTACCGTACTGTTTGGTGCTGATGAAGCCAGACATATTACGAATATCCGTTTCCAAGTCTGGGTGAACCAACGCGATAAACGCTGCTTCGATAGGCTCCGTACGGAAGTTCGGTGTAGACGCAACCGCAGTTGTGTGCGGCTTGGCGTTCTGGCGGCTCAACGCTGTGGTGATCTGACGCTGAAGTGTCAGTGAGATTGGGGTGTTAACGGCGGAGCGAGCACCGCCGTTAGACCAATACACGTTTGTGCCAGCCTTCAAGATATTGAACCGGATGGTCTCAATAGTCTGTGCAGCTTGCTCAGCGATGATCATTGTAGCTTCGCGCAACACTGGGTCTTCGTGTGTATCTTGAACTACGTCAGTGATAGTTACGTAGTCACCATACTGGTTGAGCTGCACGGTGTAATCCTGGGTAGCCAAACGGTTACCAGAAGGAGTTACGCCCTCAGCCAACGGAGTTGTCGCCAATGGCACGTAGTACGCGCCAGAGCCGCCGCCTGCAGAGCCGGTAGAACCTTGCAAGAAGTAGCGACGAAACTTTGCAGTTTTCGTGCTGTTTGTGGGGATTGGGTAGTTCTGACCGAACTTCTCGATGA